AAGGGCGGCAAGGTCGCCAAGGTCATGCACGAATTTGGCGAGGGCAAGCTGCACTCCGGCTCCAAGAAGGGGCCGAAGGTCACGAACCCCAAGCAGGCTGTCGCAATCGCTTTGAGCGAGCAGCGCGCTGCCAAGAAGTCTCGCGGCGGTGTCCAGTACATCGACAAGGGCAAGGACACCTCGGTGTCCACGAAGGACATCAAGAGCGGCAAGATCCCGCAGTCCACTGACGAGGACTTCTACGGCAAGGCGAAGGACATGCCCATGCCTCCGCGCCGCCCGTCGATGCTCAAGAAGGGTGGCAAGGTGCATGAAGACGCCGCTCAGGACAAGGCTATGATCAAGAGCATGATCAAGCCGACCGCGCTTAAGAAAGCGGACGGTGGCATGGCTATGCCTTCTCCTCTCCAGCAGATGGCAATGCGCCCCCGTGGCGTTCCTGTGGCCCCGCAGGGTCCGATGATTGCCCAGCAGGCGGCTCCCGCTGCCAACGCCCCTCGCATCGGTGTGGGTCGCTCTCGTTCTGGCAAGCCGAACGTCGGCGCCATCCGGGCCGCCATGGCCAAAGCTGCTACACAGGCTACGCCTGAGAATGCGCCTGGTATGATGAAGAAGGGCGGAAAGGTTAAGTGCTAAATGGCCGTCTCCGGCACCGTCTCAACGACCGTATTCCAAACCCGGAAGGTGATTGACCACGCCTTCCGGCGTTGCCGTATGCAGCCTCAGCAGATATCGTCTGAGCTGATCGACACGGCAAAGGACAACCTTTACCTGCTTCTGTCGTCTCTCGGCAGCCAGGGCGTGCCCCTTTGGTGCATTGAGAGGGACATCCTGCCCCTGTATCTGGGCCAGGCCGCCATTGTCCCGCCGAAGGGCACGATGGACATTCTCAATTCGAACTTCCGCTGGCTGTCCCGGCAGAATGGGCCTGTGCAATACAGCACGCCCGGCGGCATTCCGCAGTATGCTTTTGACGGCGATCTCGACACGTCCTGCGCCCAGACCGGCATCAACGGCAACATCCAGATCGCCTACATTGGCGCCGACCCGGTAAATGATCCGCAGTCTCAGGTTCAGGTGACGACAGTCGGCGTGATGATGGCGACCACCGGCACGTTCAACATCGTGTTTGAATATTCAAATAACGGCACGACGTGGACTTCAAGCCTGTCGCCCGGCGCCACCTTGTACACCGCTGGCAAGTGGCAGTGGTACGATATCGACGGCACGCAGCCGGTGAACTACTTCCGCATGCGCGAGACGGGCGGCAATACGCTGAACGTCGTCGAGTTCTATGCGGCCAACAACCCGACCGAAATCCCTCTCGCCCGCATGAACCGAGACGATTGGACGAACCTGCCGAACAAGACGTTTGCCGGGCGCCCGTTGCAGTATTGGTTCGACCGCCAGCGTGACTACCCGGTGATGCGGATCTGGCCGGTGACTGACACCACCAACATGTTCGGCCAGATCATCATCTGGCGCCAGCGCTACATAATGGACGTTGGCACGCTCACAGAAGAGCTTGATATCCCTCAGCGCTGGTATGAGACTGTCGTGTGGCAGCTTGCCTGGCGCTTGGCGATGGAACTCCCTGACTTTGATATGTCCCGGATCGGCCCCATCAAGGCGACGGCTGATGAAGCGTTGAAGATTGCGCAGGACGAGGAGCGGGACAACTCGCCGATCTACTTTGCGCCGAATATTTCTTACTATACACGCTAGGTAACATTTAATGAGCATCTTCCTCGACCCACGCGGCAAGTCTACCTTCGGCATCGGGATCTGCGCCCGGTGCTCAAGGAAGATGTCGCTTGAGGATCTGTCTTCTGACCCCAACTACCCTGGCCTCTATGTGTGCGAGGAAGACAAGGATCAGTTTGACCCGTACCGCTTGGCGGCACGCCAGCCCGAACGAATCAACTTGTTTCATCCCCGCCCAGACACTAATATCGCGCTGAACATGTACGGCACGATCTCGCAGGACGATGACCTGTTTATCATTGGTGAAGAGGGCGAGGGCTATCTGGTCCCATGACGAACAACCCGCGCGTTCCTACAAACCTCATCCCGACGAAGATCACGCAGCTTCCGCTGGCTGATACGCCTACGGTTTCTGACACGACAATCGTTGTCCAAGGCGGGATTACCAAGCGCGCAACCCTCGGCCAGTTTATTGGAGTCATCGGCCCTACGGGGCCTACAGGCGTGACCGGGCCTACGGGGCCTACAGGAGCCGCTTCTACCGTTGCCGGTCCTACGGGGGCCACCGGAGCCACCGGAGTGGGTCTGCAAGGGCCAACGGGGCCTACGGGCGTTGCGGGGCCTACGGGGCCTACGGGGGTGCAGGGAAACACGGGCGAGCAGGGGCCTACGGGCGCCGCTTCGACAACTGCCGGACCTACGGGGCCTACGGGCGGCGTATCTACAACGCCAGGCCCCACGGGGCCTACGGGCGCCACTGGGGCTGTTTCCACAACGCCTGGGCCGACTGGTCCGACGGGTGCGGCATCTACTGTTGCTGGTCCCACCGGCCCGACCGGAAATGCGGGAAATAATGGCCCAACGGGACCAACTGGCGCGGCTTCTACCGTTGCTGGCCCGACCGGGCCTACGGGAAGTCCGGGCTATATCGGGTTGGACGGCCCGACCGGCCCGACCGGCCCCACTGGCGCAGTATCTACCACTCCCGGCCCCACAGGCCCGACAGGGGCGGCGTCTACAGTTGCTGGCCCTACGGGGCCTACGGGGCCTACGGGAGCCAATTCTACAGTTGCTGGCCCAACTGGCCCCACGGGCGCAGCCTCCACCGTTGCAGGCCCCACTGGACCTACGGGAAATGCCGGTGGTAGCGGCCCGACCGGCCCCACGGGCGCAGCGTCAACAACTGTTGGCCCTACTGGCCCGACTGGGCCGACTGGGGCAGATTCTACCGTTGCAGGCCCCACAGGCCCGACTGGTTCCCCCGGTAATTCCACTGGGTTAATTTTGTTTCTGGATGGTGCAACAGCAACTGGCCCGCAAGCCTACGACCTTCTTGTGGTTCCTAATACTGGCGCACAGACAATCCTTTCCAGATCCACCACCACGGGTGTTGGTCGCTTGTTGGGGTCGTTTGTAACCCCCATAGGTGTGCCCAATAATACATCGTTCATTGGCGGCTTGTGGACTCTTAGTGCATGGATGTCTGGCAGCAGCACTACTTTGAGATTTTGGACTGAGATTCAGGAGGTAGCCTCTGACGGGACAACCGTTCTGCAAACGCTTGCCACTGGAGATTACACGACAGGAACCCCGGTCACGTCTCTTCCTATCGCATTGAAAGAATATGATCTTTATGTGCCAACAGCGACATTGGCATCTACAAGCAGCCGCCTGCTTCTCAATGTTTATGTGCAATCTCAGACTGGCACGCCTGTCGCATCCTTGTATATGCGCGACGGAACGCAATCACACCTAGTCACCACGATTGCCTACAATGTCGCAGGCCCGACCGGCCCGACCGGCCCGACCGGCCCCACTGGCCCCACAGGAGCGGTTTCTACGACCCCCGGACCCACTGGGCCAACTGGGGCAGCATCTACGGCAGCCGGGCCTACAGGGCCTACGGGAAGCGCGGGCGGCGCAGGAAGCACCGGCCCAACCGGCCCGACCGGCAATGCCGCTGTAGCGTCCTACACCCGCACCAGCTTCACCGCCACGGCGGGCCAAACAACCTTCACGGTCTCCTATACCGTTGGCTACGTTCAGGTCTATCTGAATGGTGTCTTCCTTAATGGATCAGACTATACCGCGACGAACGGAACTTCTATTGTTCTAGCGACGGCTGCTGGGTTGAACGACATCGTTGAAGTTGTTGCCATCAACGTCAATACGTTTGGGCAAGGTCCGGTAGGTCCGACCGGCACTGCTGGCGCAACCGGCCCGACTGGCCCCGCCTATACAATTTTCCAAGCTGTGCAGACGGCCAGCTTTACTGCCGTGGCTGGGAATGGCTATCCCGTTAACACCACATCTGGCGCAATAACGGTCACGCTTCCTGCAAGCCCATCTGCGGGCAACATTGTCCAAATTACGGATTATGCGGGAACATTTGGAACCAATTACTGCACCCTAAACCCAAATGGCGGCAAAATTAACGGCATTTCTGCAAATGCTTACCTCTCCACAAGCCGGGGCAGCGTTTCTCTTATCTACGTTGACTCAACGCAGGGCTGGCTTGGATACTGGTCCTTCAACCAATCCTCCATCTCGCAAGTATCCACATACCTTATTGTTGCTGGTGGAGGCGGCGCATCCCAAGGAGGCGGCGGCGCGGGTGGCCTTCTGACGGGAACCATCGGGCTCAACATTGGAACTACTTACACTGTCACTGTTGGCGCTGGCGGGGCTGGCGGTGCAGGCAGTGGGACCACTGGGACCAGTGGAGGAACATCTTCTATCACTACATTGACTGCCGCCGTTGGTGGCGGAGGCGGCGGTGGCGGTGCCAACGGTGTTGCAGGCGGTTCTGGTGGCGGTGGCGGTGCCGGTGGTGGCATAACAAGAACAGGTGGCGCAGGAACATCTGGACAAGGTTCTGCCGGTGGCGGTAACGGCGCTTTCGCAGGATCGCAGCCTGCTGGTGGTGGTGGCGGCGCTGGCGCTGTTGGTGGCACGGCTACAAGCACTACGGTGGCTGGTGCTGGTGGCGCGGGCCTGTCTTCTTCAATCACTGGGTCTGCGCTTGATTATGCTGGCGGCGGCGGCGGCGGAGTATATGCCACTGGCGGAACCGCTGGCACTGGTGGGTCAGGTGGTGGTGGTGCGGGTTCTTCAAACACAGCCAATGGCACCGCCGGAACTGTAAACACAGGCGGCGGTGGCGGTGGAACCGGGAATAACTACACAGGCGGCGCTGGCGGCTCTGGCGTTGTCATCCTTTCAGTTCCAACCGCAGTTTACACAGGCACTGTCACTGGCTCGCCCACTGTAACCACATCGGGGTCATTCACCATCATCAAGTTCACCGCATCGGGGAGCTACACGGCATGACCATTGCTCGCAATATATCAGTGATGGCTCAAGGTGCTAGTTCTGCGGGCATTTTAAGTTCCGCATATGGTGGCTCTACCGTTTGGCAATCAGTTCAGACTGGCAACTTTACCGCTGTGGCTGGGAACGCTTATCCTGTTAACACCACATCTGGCGCAATAACGGTCACGCTCCCTGCAAGTCCTTCTGCGGGTAACATTCTACAGTTTACGGATTATGCAGGCACTTGGGGGGCCAACGCCGTAACTGTAAGCCCGAACGGCAACAAGATTAATAGCTCTACAGCAAACATCACACTCTCAATCTCAAGGGAAAGTGTGGCTATCGTTTACATTGATTCAACACAAGGTTGGATCGCTTATTCTGGCTTTGTGCAAAACCCAACAACAATCCCCGTTAACTATCTGGTTGTTGCTGGTGGCGGCGGCGGTGGCGGAAGCGCCATAAATGGTGGCGCAGCAGGCGGCGGTGGCGCGGGGGGGCTTCTCACCGGCACAGTTCCGTTATCTTCTGGAGTCACATATACGGTTACGGTTGGCGGCGGCGGCTCAGGCGGCGCAGGCGGAACCGTGCCAACTGTCGGAGTCAACTCTTCCATATCTGGGTCCACAATAACCACGTTGACCGCTACGGGTGGCGGGTACGGTGGATACTGGCCCAATAATACCGCCTCTGCTGCGGCCACTTCGGGCGGTTCTGGCGGCGGCGCTGCGGGCGTAGCCTCTGGAACAGCTACGGGCGCTGCCGGAACTTCGGGCCAAGGATTTAAGGGCGGCAACTCTACGGCGCTGTCTTCCGGCGGCACTTCTGGCGGCGGCGGCGGGGCCGGGGCTGTCGGCGTTAATGCCGTATCCTCTGGCGTTGCGGGCGCTGGCGGCGCAGGAATTACCTCTCTTATTACAGGCACTTCTACCACTTACGCTGGCGGCGGCGGTGGTGGCATGTACACTGGAGGAACATCCGGTGCTGGTGGGTCGGGTGGTGGCGGTGCCGGTAAAACAGGTGGCGGCACAGGCACTGCCGGAACAGTAAATACGGGCGGCGGTGGAGGTGGGTGCGGCGCAACTGTTTCCGTGATCGGAACCGGAGGCGCTGGTGGTTCTGGAGTTGTTATCCTGTCTATTCCAACTGCCAATTACACCGGGACCACTACCGGGTCTCCAACCGTAACCGTAAACAGCACAAACACCATCCTGACCTTTACAGCTTCTGGGAGCTACACGGCATGAGCCACTTTGCAAAAGTTTGCGACGGGAAAGTAGTCAACGTCATCGTTGCGGAGCAAGAGTTCTTCGACACGTTTGTTGATAGCACGCCCGGCCAATGGATTAAAACCAGCTACAACACCCGTGGCGGTGTTCATTATGGCCCAGATGGCCTGCCTGATGGGGGCGTGGCCCTGCGCGGCAACTACGCTGGGCTTGGGCATTTCTACGACGCTGCAAACGATGTTTTTTACGCCCCGCAGCCATATCCATCATGGGTGCTGAACCAGTCTACATGGTCTTGGGAGGCCCCAATAGCGTATCCCGATGATGGAGAGGCGTATAATTGGGATGAGTCGGCGAAAGCATGGTCAAAAATTTAATCTTCTTCATGTTCTAGGGTGAACCAATGAAAATATGCGTGTATGCAATCAGCAAGAACGAAACGCACTTCGTAAAACGGTTTTGTGAGTCGGCTAAGGATGCAGACCTGATTCTAATTGCGGACACGGGGTCTACAGATGGTCTTCCAGAAGAAGCTGCACGTCATGGAGCGACTGTGCATCACATTGGCATTAGCCCTTGGCGCTTTGACCTGGCGCGCAATGCTGCTCTGGCACTGGTGCCGCGAGACATGGATGTCTGCATCAGCTTGGATATCGACGAAGTTCTCCAGCCTGGCTGGAGGGAGGAGATAGAGCGTGTCTGGATCAAGGGGCAAACGACCCGACTGCGTTATATGTTCGATTGGGGATGCGGCATCGCGTTCTACTACGAGAAGATCCACGCCAGAAATGGCTACCACTGGCACCACCCCTGCCACGAATATCCTGTCCCTGACGGACGCATTGCGGAAGTCTGGGCGCAAACAGACATGCTCCTCGCCGTCCACAAGCCAGACCCGACCAAGAGCCGTGGCCAGTACATGGATCTTCTGGAGCTTTCCGTAAAAGAAGACCCCGAGTGCCCCCGCAACGCCTTCTATTACGCTCGAGAGCTGAGTTTTCACCGCAGGTGGTGGGACTCGGTTCAAGCCTGCAAAAGTTACCTCAAGCTCCCCCGTGCCACCTGGCACAACGAGCGGTGCTACGCTTACCGTGTAATGGGGCGCTGCTACATTGAGATGGGGCTGCCTGAAGAGGCCGAGAAGGCATTCTTTGCGGCTGCCGGAGAGGCGCCGAACACTCGAGAGCCTTGGTGTGAGCTTGCCATGCTCACCTATCGACAATCGCGCTGGGAGGAGTGTTTCGCCTTCGCCATGCGCGCCTTGAAGATCGTGGATCGCGAGAAGGTCTACACCTGCGACCCAGAGGTATGGGGATCCCAGCCTCATGACCTGGCATCAATCGCAGCGTGGCACCTCGGTTTGAAGGACATTTCGATTGAGCAGGCTCGCCTGGCCGTCGAGAAGGAGCCCGAGAACGAGCGTTTGCAAGCAAATTTTGCTTTCGTGACAAAAACTGAGGATTCCAGTATAATCCCCGAGAACCAGGAGCCGTAGCATGGCAGGAACATTCACATCATATGTGGTAAGGAACGTCGGCACGTCGGCATCGACGGTGATGACGGTGGCCGCCGCGACGACGACGACCGTCATTGGCCTGTCTGTCGCCAACACTTCGGTGGCTGACATTACGGTCAGCGTCTACGTCACCAGGTCTGCTGTTGACTACTATGTGGTCAAGTCGGCGCCTGTCCCCGTTGGGCAGACCTTCATCCTGTCTGGTGGCGACCAGAAGCTTGTGGCGATCACTGGTGACGCCCTCAAGGTGGTGTCGTCTGCTGCTACCTCGGCGGATGTGATCGCATCTGTCCTTGAACTGACCTGATAGGGAGCGCCCATGCCTTCCAGCTCTGGCTATCTCAGGAGTGTCCCGAACGCG